TATAATGACTTCAATGGATGATTATCAAGTACCTTATAGTTATGAAATAAAGGAATTGGGTAATGGTATGTTTAAAATTACTATTACCGCAACTGGATTTCTTAACTCAAGAGATGCAGAAAGATTTATGCAGGATATTCATTCTTACGAATTCGAACCTAGAGATATTCCCAAACCTACCTTACACTAATGAGTAAATGTAATAATTGTAATTGTGTTTGTCATTGTTCTTTAACAGAGCATTCAGATACGTATGGAGTTTGTCCTTGTATAGCTTGTGCTTGTAATAGTAATACTATTGACAATGAAACTGATGCTGGACTTGTAGTAGATAGTACAGAAGATTGTGAGAGTTGTCAGTAATGGACCTGAAAGATAAAATAATTTCTATGGCAATTATTGCCTTAATTTCCTTGATGGGCTGGAATCTCCATGAAACTTGGAACGTAAAGGAACAGGTATTTAAACTTCAACAAGGACAAATATTTTTATCTACACAGATTAAAAAGAATACTGCTTTTGTTAAACAAAAACTTAAGCAGCTAAAGAAGAAACAGAATAAAAAAGTTATTAATAATCAAATCAAGAAGAATAAGAAAAAGAATAAGAAGAAGAAAAAGGTGGAGAATGAATAATGAGATATTTAGTTGTATTGTTATTTATAAGTTTATTGTATGGATGTGAAAATACTAGACATTCGATTGGTATTACTGGCAAACCTTTAAGTACAAAGTTTGAAGAAAACGTCAAAGTAAATTATAAAATCATATTTGGAAAAGTGAGAAGTAAAAAAACAGAAGAGGATGATGACTAATCCTAACACTGTTCGGATTTTAAATGAAAAAGAATCCTAACACTGTTCGGATAAAAACTAACCCTATTGCCAAAGTTCTGCCTCAATTCAAACATAAGCGATTTAAAGATAAAACAAAATACAACCGCCAACCTTATAAAGCATTGGTAAGAGATGACGTTTTATAATAGGAATTAATGAAATGACTGATGCGTTAAAAGATAGAATTAAAAAGCACGAGGGATTTGTTGATGAAGTCTATAAAGATTCCCTCGGTAAAAGAACTGTAGGATATGGACACCTATGTGTTGAAGATTATTGGAATGATAATGAAAAATATTTAGAACCATATTTGAATACAATATTTGAAACAGATTTCGCTAATGCTAATGGGTTAGCTATGAAAATGATTGGAAATATATCTTTAAAACAAAGCTCCAAAGAAGTAATTATTGAAATGTGTTTCCAATTAGGTAATAAAGTTTCTCACTTTACTAAAATGTGGGCAGCATTAAAGAAAGGAGATTATAATACAGCATCATTGGAAATGATAGATAGTAATTGGCATAAACAAACTGGTCCAAGATGTGAATCTCTTGCTAGAATTATGAGGGAAGATTAATGGTGTGGTTTAATTTAATTAGTTTGGCACTTAAAACGGGTAGTCATATTTATCAAAATAGACAACGGACAAAATCCTATATGTCTGATGCTCAATTAAGACACGCAGAATTAATGGCTCAAGGAAAAATTGAGTACCAAGGTAAGCTATTAGATCAACAGAAGAATGACTGGAAAGACGAATTCGTGCTTATCATAATTTCGATCCCCATAGCATTACTCGCATGGTCAGTTTTTTCAGATGATCCTGATATACAAGTAAAGGTTGACTTATTCTTTGAGAGATTTTCCAATCTACCCTTTTGGTTTCAGTCAATTTGGGTAGCAGTTATTGGTGCCATTTTTGGTATCAAAGCAACTGGCTTGATTAAAAAGAAATAATACTATAGGTAGAAACGATGGAAAAGATGAAACAAATGTGGCTAGGATTAAGTCCCAAGAAGAAGAAGATTGCTATTGCTATAGGTGTAGTAGTTGTCATTCTAATCCTTACCAATTTATAGCGTTTAATGGCTCATAGATGGCTCAATTTTAACGAATGATAGCTATCCTAGGAGTTGTACTGTATAATCTGTAATGCTAATCTACAGCTTAATCTGTCATATTTAGTTTCTACTTATGATAGTAAATGATAAAATTTTTATTAGTATTTCAACTGTGTTATTCAATGAATGGAGTGTGTTTTCCACCTATGGAAGAACAGATGTATGACACTTTTCGTGAATGTTCTTTATCTGGTTATTCCAAAGCGTATGACTTTATTAATCAATTACCTAAAGAACGAGTAGAATTAAATCATACTCTTATAAAATTCTGGTGTGAATCTAAAAAGATTGAAGTAAAAAAAATAGAGAGAGAAGCTTAAGAAATAAACTTACCTGTTAAAACATTCTTACAATAATAAGCAAAGACCTGTTGACCTTTATACCGAACTCCTGCTGGTAAATAATCCATTGTAACTTTCTTTTTTAATAGATCATCACAAGTAAAATCAGAGAACATTATCATTGGAAATTGTTTCACAATATAATTCGAATCCATTGTTAATAACATTACAAATAATGTAACCAATTTCATTTTTCACTTATGATTGTATTATACATATGTTCCTTAATGCTTTTATCTGTAGTAATTACCGTAATAATATCGGAAGCATTATAGAGTTTAGCGTATGTATTCTGACTAATGGCTATACTTGCTCCGCTTGTAACTAAAGCAAATTGAGAACAATGTATTAGTAATAAACTACACAATATAATAAATAGTATTTTCATTTACGCCTCTGTCCCCTATATCTTTTAACCATACCAGTTGACCACTCCCCATATACCTAGACCAACAGATGTAATCTCCATAAGGAATCTACCATACCCCTCCTGATTACGATCTTGCCAACCCCAGTATGCCCACATAAGACAAGCCACAACACCAAGCGACCATCCTAATGCTTGAAACATATTATATTTAAAAGAAGTTAATACAAAGATACTTCCAATCGATAAAAAGAATGCAAGATACCTAGCGATTTTTGTGTTTAAACCTCTCCTTAATTTCCAAATCATACGGCACCTTATACTCATTATGATTTAGTAGTAAATCCACAAAAAAATCTAAATCAACGCAAACTAAATTTTTTCCTAGGTATTCGTGGTCTTCGTGTAATGCTAATGCTGTTGCTCCTTGTTTCCAACTCTTTAAAGTCTTGAATCCTGTACCGCTCTTGCGTGATTTAACTTCTATATTCACATTGGGATTATTGATTTGTATATCGTGTGGAAAATCAGACAATGCTCCACTCATCGGTTGTCTTCTTGCAGACAGACCTTTATGTTTAAAATATTTTACTAAATTCTGTTCAGCTTTATAACCTTTTCTTTTGCTTTTATTAGTCATCAGGAATATACTCTTTGTGATCTTTTAATAACAAAGCGTAGTCTTCCCTTTTAACCATAGGAAAAGCATCATAAGTTTTCTGAATATAATATGCTAACCTGTTAATTAAGTCAGACGGTTTGTGTTGTTTTGCTTCTACAATCTTTTCAGCAATAACTCTTGCGTCTGTTCTAACTTGGTTTTGGTTTTCTAACAATTTTTATACCTCCTTTCTCATAATCTCTATGAATAATAATGCGTCTTGCATCTCCATTAATGCCAATATTTTTAAGATAATCTTTCTTAATTAATCTTTGTACTGCTCCCCAAGACTGTGATCTTGAGGAGAATTTACATCCTTTAGTTATTTCAGAATAGCTAGGACTAATTTTATTCACGAAGATGAATCCTTTAACGAAGTTGTAAACCTTTAATTCATTTCTAGTCATTAAAACGGTATACCCTCCTCTTTATTTTTATCATCTTGCTCGTCTAAACTAGCTCCCTCTTGTGAAGCTAGTTCATTCTCGCCATCCTTTTTACTATCCATCAACTTCATTTGACTTTCAAATCTATCCAAATGAATTTCTGCTGTAGTCACTTCTACTCCCTCTTTGTTTGTCCATTTTCTATATGTCAGTCTTCCTCGCAATAAAACCTTGCTGCCCTTATGCGTATACTTCTGCAGCACTTCAGCAATTTTGGTATCCCAAACAACTACCTTGTGCCAATCAGTTTCTCTTTCTCCCTTGACCACCCTGTTAGTAGCAAGACTAAGGGTAGCAAACTTACTACCCTTATCTGTTTCCCTAATTTCAGGATCACGACCAAGATTTCCGATAACAGTTATCGAATTATACATGGGTATGTTTTCCTCCATTTAGTTCTTTAAGTTTATTTTCATACAAAGTTTTCGTATGTAAATAAATTGCGTGTGAGGATTGTTTAGCTTTAGCCATATGTACTTTATACATCTGACCATAACCTTTTAATCCTTGAGCAGTCTTAGAGTTTTTTATTTCAGATTGAAATGTTTCTAAGACTTCATCATCATTTGATTTTACTTTTGTATTAGAAGTAATTGGTTTATTACTTTCAGGCATTTCATCTTCAGAATAAATGAATCCATGTAATCCTATTAACTTTAAGATAGCACGATCTATTGCTCTCTTCTCAGCCATAGCATATGGATAAGCATTCCTAGTATTTTTGGGGCTTGCTTCTCCATAAGTAATTACTTTCATTTTCTCAAGTGATGCTTTACATTTAATAACAACTATTCCTTTTTCAGAATTAGTTTCTATTTCAGAAAGATCATCGATGCTAATTTTTTTCTTAACACCAGCAATCTCAATGTATCTGTGATACATTACCCAAGTTCCGTGACAGTCCCACAAAGATTCTTCCTTTGTGAGTCCTAGTCCTTTAAGTATTGCAGTTACTCTTTTGTCTAGTGGTTTAGCCATTAGGTTTACCTCCTTTAGTTTCTTTAATGGATAAAGTTCCAGCTTTATTTCTACTAATTAAAATGCCAGAACCAGTTGCTTTACGACAGTTATCAGGTACCTTTGATTTAAGTATTTGACCTATCGCTTTATGTTGAGTGGCTGGTTGTTTAGTTTCATGCCATTCTTTTGCATAAGACATAAACTCGTTATCTCTAGTTTCATCAAAATCAATAGTAATCATATCGTTGATTTTAATTCTTCCAGCCAGTTTAGGTAATTGATCGGTTAATTGGTCCAACTTTTCGGGTGGCTTATCTGATTTAACATAACCCCAAAAAGATTTTTCAATCTCATAAAGTTTTGTTTGATAAGCTTTATCTGCATCTACCTTGCAATATTCGTGACGGTTATTGCCAAAGATAACAGACAAATAAATGTATGGAGTTTCACTTACCATCAAGTAATGCTGTACTTGTGGCATATAGGTACTGATTACATTATCTAATGTATTGTTAGAATTGGTATGTTTACATTCTATTATAATTTTATCTTGCTCAATCCAACCATCGTAATGAGCAAACATAAAATCTTTCTTTTGGTATAGTTCAGGGTAGTCGGTAACTTTTTTATTTAACTCATACTCAAGCCATTGTTTATTAACTGGCTCAGTATAAAGACCAAGTTGTACTGGTAAGACTCTTGATAAGTCTTCAGGTTTTTGTTTTTCTGTCTTCTCCAACCATAGAGTATGCCAATCGCCCCTCATAATTCGAGTAGCGTCTGATCCTCCAATCCCCATATGTCTATTGATACGGAGATGCTCTACTTTAGGAGTCTTATTTACTTTAGTCGTATTCATAGTTTAATCCTCCTTTGTTCTATTTATATACGCTTTCTGTTTATAGATTTCAAGTCTATAAAAGGTTTTTGTTAATTCTCGCAACCAACCTAAATGAAATTTATAAGGTGGTTCAAGTCTATCAACAAATTCTTTCGGTATCGGTAATCGTGGGTACGGAAAAGTTTTTATAATATCATCAATGCAATCTCTAAGAAGAAAGGCAGGATATTTTAATAGGATTTGGAAGTATTGATCTAACCCTATTTTATCAGGAACATTAATGCAAAAGGTAGAGGCAATAGTTTCTAATGCAACAGCAACATCTTGCCTAGTACAAGGTTTAATTTTAATTGCCATTTGATTGACAAGATTTGGTACATCTTTATCAATCTTTTTTTCTATAAGGAATGATTCCTCTTTTCCCATCTGATGTCGTATCTCGTATACCCGCAACATCAAGAATTCGTTTGCGTCTTTCTTGAATGCTTGCGGGATCGTACATAGAGTTGCTCTTTTTAATCTCTCTTCTAATGTTTCTGAACTTGATACTTCTCCTGATCCAGTTTCTGAAACAAGCATCCCAGTTTTCTTTAGTGCCTCCATTTGCGGTGTAGTAATCGATGAACTGTGCTGTTTCGTATTCAATGTCAACCTCCTCTCCATATGTATTGTTAATCCACTCCAAATCTTTTGGATTAGGAATGTATTTTCTATTGATTGCTTTTTTTGTATTGATACAAATTAATATTAAATCCTAGAGCATTGATCCCGTTGACTAAGTTTGTACCGTT